TCGTCGAGCTAGTTGGAAAACTCCGGATCCTCTCCCTCGATGCCGGCATCCTCCAGCCGTCCGCGGATCACGGTGTCGTTGTCTCCGATCGTGTTGAGCTCAAAAGTGTCGTCATTGTGCAGGTCCAGCCAGTACTTCATTTTGTCGCCTCCATGATCTCCTTCGGATGGACATCCATCACGTCCGCCAGCTTCAGCACCGTGATGGCCGCCGCCATGTTAATGTCCTTCAGTCCCTGCTCATATCCCTGATAGGTTCTCAGGGATATCCCAGCCGCTGCCGCTACCGCGGCCTGTGTCATCCCGGAGCGGATCCGGGTCTCTTTTAGTCTCGTCATTGTCTGCCCCCCCCTTACCATTCAGCATCTTCGGCGCGTATCCAAGTGTAATCCCCGACCTCCTCCATGGTCCCCGGATAGGGTCCCTGGATGTCGCGGAGGATGTATATCTCCTGGTTCGCCGTGTCCCTATGGTAGACCAGGACGGTCGTCGTGTTGAGATTGTCGTCGATGATCCGGATCAGCTCCACATCCTCGTCCTCATTGCCGTCTATGACATCCCCGTCCTCGATCAGGTCCTCGAGCGTCGCCTTCAGGTCGTCGAAGTCCTCGGCGGCCTCCAGCTCCACGTCGAGCGGCTTCCAGAACTCAGGATCCTCCTCGCCGTTTGTCTCATAAGCCTCGACGAGGTAGATCTCGCCGACCCAGAGATATCCGGGGACCGCGTAGCGGTCCTGACGGCGGATCTTCGAGGTGTAGTGCTCGAGATCCTTCGAGGCCTCTTCTCGGCTGTCATACCACTTCAGGACAGTGCCGCCGACATTGCTCTGGCTCCAGAGCATCTCATAGATGTTTTCGTGTGTCGGCCGCTCGGTGAACTCTACGCTGTAAACTGTAAGTGCGTACTTCTTCATTTTTGTTTCCTCCATGTGTGATTGTTTAGATGTTGTAGGTGATAATGCTCTTCGGGATCCAGATGAGCCCGTTTGCATCGTGCACGAGGATCGCCTTCTTCGTCTCTTTCTTGATGCTGGAGGCGTCGAACTTGTTGGCGTGCATCTCTTCACGGGCTACGAACCATCCGGCGACCGTGAAGGTCTTCGGGTTTGCCAGCTCTTCCGCTGCGAGCTTCGCGCGGTTGGCGGCGATGCGGGCCGCCTTTTTGGCTTCGTCCCATGCGATCCGGAGGCAGGCTCCAAATGTAAGGAAGTCGCGCTTATTGTAAACGGCGAGCGTTTTTCCGAATTTGATCTCGTTCCGCTTCTTCAGCTCCCAGGCTCTTCTCATGATCTCGCTCTTGTTATGCATCCTTGCTTCCTCCCTTGTTTTCCTCTCTGTAATTATAATATACTCCCGTAGGCGTACATTTGCAATATGGGATAGTGCACAAAGATAAAGGACCTTTTTTGTGCATTTTGTACGCCTTGGGGCGTAGTCATAAGGAACAAAAAAAGACGGCCACAATGGGCCGTCTATAGCATCATTATAGCATTGTCGTAGCATCAGCCAGAGACCGGAAGGCCGAGCAGCTTCGTCCAGGTCGCCGGCCCGCAGATCGCGTCCGTGGCCAGGCCCTGCCGCCGCTGGAATTGGAGCAGGGCGAAGATGCTGTTATCTCCGATGTGGCCGTCGAGGCTCAGCTGCTTCCCGTCGGCCCCGACATACTCGCGGGCCCGGAGGAGCATCTGCATCAGACGGGCGCTGTCGCCTTTTGATCCTCTTTTGACTGTTTCAACGCCGAACATGATTTCACCTCCTCCAGAGCTGCCGGACCGCTCTCCGTCTGTCAGGTTGGTGGCCGTGTGATGGCCGTCATAGAGCAGGATGTCGCCCCGCTTTAAAAAGTCGGGACTCGTCAGATATTTGTCATCGGTCAGAACCGAGAACCCAGCCGCCCGGAACCTCTGCCGCATGTTCCCCGTGTACGTGTCGGGATCCAGCGCGGCCAGCTCCCCGCGGCCCGTCTGATGGCCCGCGGCGATAACGTTCGCGGTTACGCCTGCGGAGCAGTCCGCCGCGCACGGGACCGTGACCTGGGACGGGTCCCAGTCGGAGGCCTTCAGGTGCTCGTAGTAGCTGAGTCGGTCGTCCTGGTTATATCCGATCAGGTCGTTCCGGGCCGCCCTCTCGGCGTTCCTGGCGATGGCCTCCCGGACCTCCGCGACCGGATGCCGGAGGACGCAGCTCCACGGGCGGTTATACCAGGGCTGGATGCTCCACTCCCCGCCGGTCTGGTCGCCGGCCTGCCCGCCGGAATATCTGCCGTTTTCATCATGGCCAGAATTTGAGATCATGCTCTCCACCTCCGCGTGTTCTTCGATCCACTCTACACATTTGTCATGCCTCGATGCATACCGGGCCGACCCGACCCGGTTGGAATATCCGCGGGCGTCTTCCCTCAGCGCCGCGCGGATCCGCGCGGTGCTGTAGTCTCCGGAACACAGATCGAAGACCCTGGCCGCCGCATTTTTGCCGCCCAGGTGCCGAATCTCGCACCACATCATGATCGCCCTCGGGTCCAGGGTGTAGGTCTCCGCCTCTTTTATGTAGGCGGCCATCTGGGAATCGAAAAGGGCGTCCTGTGCTGCCTTGCCGGCCTCGGATGTGATCAGGGCGATCAGCACGTCCTTCTGCTCCGCCGTCGGCGCCCACTTCTCCGCCACCCAGTCATGGCCGAGCATGGCCGAGATCGACGGGCTGCAGGTGTCGAGGCGTTTGGCTTCGTCGGGGTCCGCGGCGAAGATCCGGCGGATCAGCTCCATGGCCTCGTAGCCGTAGCACTGGGCCCAGCCGAGGGTGATCGTGTGCTCCCCTGGGCTGTTGGTGTATGGCCCGGCATAGTCGCCGTAGCTCCGGCGGCCGTAGATCTGGCCACCCGACTCGACGCCTCCGATCACATTCCGGAGGACTGTGAGATTCTCACCGCTCAGCATGGTCTTCCTCCGGAGCGGCTTCCGGGATCTGCTCCGCGGCTCTCTCCGAGGCTGACGTCAGCAGGTCGACGGCCCTGGTGATCACTTTCGGCATCGGGATGCCCATGAGTCCGGCGTTTTCCAGGATCGAGATCGCCTCGTTGGCGATGTAGCCGATGCAGACCGCGTCCCTGATGAAGGTGAGGCCGGTCACGATGTCTAGGCGAGCCGCCACCAGGACGACGGCCAGCACCATGCCCTTCCGGCAGAGGCCTTTCCAGCCGGCCCGGCTCTCGAGTCTTCCGCCCGGCGTCTTCGCGGACTTGTGAAAAACTCCCGCGACGATCAGCCCGCTCACGTAGTCGATAGCCATAAAAATCACTAATGTCTTGATAGATGCATCCCACCCTCCCAGGGCCGCGGCGATCGCTCCGCCGATCGCCCCGAGAAAAGTGCACAGAGATGTCTTCATTCCTTCCGGCCTCCGTTATTTTTTCAATGAAAAGGGCGGCCGAAGCCGCCCGTGCTGTTGTTTGCCTTTCTCATGGCCTCCGCAGAGGCTGAGCTTTCACCGCCGATCTCGCGGATCCCGGAGGGCTCCAACTGATTTAAAGTTCCCTTTAAGTCAATTGATTCTCGCCTTTTGCAACATTCCCAGAAATTGTTAAGTCTGTATATGACCCGCTTGTGAGAGTCACTAGAGCGGGCGCATCAATGTAATTGTCGATAATTACAATTCCGTCAACGCTCGCTTTATCACCTACTAAAACGCCCTCGGTTCCAGCAACGATCTTGTTCCCAGAAATATATACATTTTCCATTTGATTTGCTCTAAATCCGCACTCAGAAAAGCCTTCTATCACGTTGTTCATGACGTATATATTTTTATGATGCTGATATCCAGCGGGCGAAAAATGAACGCCAATAGCATTATATCCGTTTTTGTACGTTAAATCCTCACCGACAGAAAACAGACAGCCCCTAAAATATAATCCATCATTGACCGTTCCATCAAAGAACACACTATCTTGTGCGGCATACGGGAATGAATCATAGTCGCAACTGTCAATATTTATATATTCTTTTACGCTTGCGACATTCGAAGCCATACCAATAAAAGTACAAGATTCAAAAAGCACGTTTTTACAAGCGCATATTTCAAAATAATGTGCTCCAACAGAATTTTTAAACGCCATATTTAAAAATCTTATACCATAGCCATGGGCAAGATTAAAGCCACCGCCAACAACAGTTCCATTTTTTAATGTTATATTCCCGTCGCCGTTGTAACCCGTCACCGTTGAAGTATCAACCGCAAAGTTGAAGAAAAGTCTTGAAGTACCATGTACCGCGTGCACTACTGTCGCGCCGTTAAAATCGACAACAGTATCCTCACGCAGGAACAGTCTTGATTGAACTTTGTACGTCTTCCCGGTTCCGAACAAAACATATCCGCCTGCATTTAATGCCGATTGAATTGCAAGCGCATCATCTGTCACCCCATCACCGACCGCGCCAAACATTTCAGGTGTTGCTGGCTTAATCGTATCCATTTCAGCGATTATTGTACCGTTAATATTAAATGCACTCATTTTTTACGCTCCCTCAATCTTCGAAAATGTAACAGTTAATTCTGTTGGCTCTGTGGGATATGTTGTTCCTGTACTATCATATTTTGATGCTACAACCAGAAACATCTTTGCATCTTCGACAACAGAAACGTTCGCATCTCTTTCGGACGATTGCCACGGAAGATCATTAACAGCATAACGACTGTATTCCCCATTTATATAGCTTCTTGTTGTTACATACAAGTATTGTGTGCTCGGTGTGATTTTTACATTTACATGATTATATCCATCAGGTATTGGGATAGGATAAATTCCAGATAATGGCGTCCCATCTGAGTGGTCGGCAAAAGGCTTTAAACCTCGCTTTGCATAGAACGTTCTCCTATTTTGATTGCTTGTACTTATAGCCGGCCCCCAACCTGTATATGATACCGCGTTGCCTGCAATCTTATCCAGCAAGCCGCTAGAAAGAGTCCATTGTGTTTGATTGTAATAATCAACAGCAGTTACTATGAAAGTTGTTGACAAGTCATTATATGAAACTCTTATGACGCTATCACCCGCCGAAAGTGCCCCTGATAACATGTAATCAGTTGAAGGAATTATAACATCTGCGGAATCCCTAGAAGCTTGATATTTTACTGTCAAATACTGAGGCAATACAGCAAGACCTTCATCAATATAAATTGTTCGACTTCCGGGCGAAAACGATGCTACAATTCTCGGATAGTCTGCTTCATATAACGCCGTTTCAAGTGCATCATAGTATGTCTGCCCAAGTTCGTCCACCCATGCTACTTTTTTAAAGCAAGACAAAAGCGCAATCTTTACAGATTCACTAATTCCAATATGTGCCAAATAAGATTCAATCCTCGTAAAATCATCCTTTAAATCAGCTAGCTCATCGCCGACGACCTTGGCATCTGCCGGAGCATCGGAGACGGTCAGGGTCTTGTCTGTCGGGATCGTGACGGCCGCGATCGCGTCGCCGGTGGCCTTGGCGTCGGCCGCCTTGCCGGCGATGCTGAGGGTGGTGTCCGTGCTGACAGCTGTCGCGTTATAGACGCCGCCGGATGTCCAGGCGCTGCCGCTCCAGTAATACCAATTCCCGGAGGTATATCCGGACTCGGATCCCGTATAGACATAGACGCGGGTCTTGTCGGTCATCTCGGCCACGGTCGAGGCAACCAGCGGGGATCCGTAGAACGCGCCATCCTTCGCGGCCTCTGCATAGGCGGCCGCCTGGGCGACCAATCCCTCGAGCTGGCTGTCAGATGGCACGGCTCCGGCTGCGACGGTGTCGGCGTCGATGGCGAACCGGATCCGGGCAGTCATGACCGTCTGGCCACCGTTGACGATGACGATCTTCGCCGGCCACTCTCCGGCCACGGCCGTCAGCTGGATGTCCTCGCTAAATGTGACGGTGTTCCCGCTGATGCTGCCGGCCTTGCTGTAGACCACACCGTCGGGCTTGGTGCCGGACATGGTGGCCGTGCTGCCGCTCGGGATCTCGCCGCCGGTTACGGCAAAATAAAGTTTGCGCCCGTTTTCGTTCTGGCTCAGCCGGACGTAAGTCGGGATCCCGACCGGTGCGATATTAACGACCAGATAGACGTCGTCAATGTATGCCATGATGCTCTCCTCCTTTAAGTCATTTAAATACTATCACCTGTAAGGCTGTCCCGCCTCCAGATGGCTGACGCGTGCCTCCAGCTCCTCGATCATCGCCCGCTGATCCTGGATCAGGGCGAGCAGGCCGGGGATGATCCTCCGCTCGTCCCAGCTCTCCACCTTGCCGTCCTTATGGATCGCCGCGGCCGGATAGACGGCCTCGACATCCTCGGCGATGAAGCCGGGGAGCAGCTGCCCGTCCATATCTACGTACTGAAGCGGGGCGTCGTCCTTATAGCGGTATTGGACGACCGGAAGGTCGTAGAGCCTGGTCGGATCCAGCTCCTCCGCCTCCAACGGCTCGATGTCTCGCTTATATCTCTTGGAACTCGTCGACGCCAGGGCGACCTTGCTCCCGTTGGTGTAGAGCTCACCGCGATAAAAAGAGATATATCCGCTCGAGTTGACCGCGAAGCTCGTATCGTTGGAGAACTGCAGAAAATAGTTCCCGTTTTCAAATCCAAACCGGAGCCGCGCGCAGTCTGTCGGCGTGGAGGCGCTCCGGATCTTGTGCTCGAAGACCTCCCCGTGCCGCATGGTGTGCACGTAGCGAACAGAGCTGTCATTGGAGGCCGTGAAGTCGACCATATCATCATAGTCGGAGTTATCGAAGCCCTTCCTGGTCGACACGCGCCGCCGGCTTCCGACGGGCGTGATGCTATAGTGGATCTGACCGGTCTCCGGGACGATCTGGAGACCGTAAGCCGTGCGGTCGATCCATCGGCCCTCTGTGCTGTTGTATTGCGCGAAGACGATCTGACCGATCCGCGTGATGACTCCGTTGTTTGCCATTGTGACGTCCCCCGTGAGGCTGAGGTCTCCCGTGATCAGGTTCCACCAGTTCGTCCCGCCGACATCCGAGAGGAGCCCGGCCCGGATGATGTCGGCGTTCATGGTCCCGGTCGTGATCAGGTTGGCGTTGATGGCGCCGCTGGTGATGAAATCCGCGACGAAGTGGCCGTCGATCGTCCATGCGCTCGTGAATGGGCCCTGATAGCCGGTCGAGCTGAAACCGATGCCGTTTTTATTCATTCTGATGACGTGCACGGCTGTGGCCGGGTCCGCGGTGTCCATGATCAGAATCTCCTCTGGCTCTCCGTCGGCGTTTCTGCCGATAACGACATGGCCGCCGAGGCCGCCGGCGATCAGATCCGTCGCGTGGTCGATGGCTTCCTGGATGTATGACTTAGACGGGAGAGCCTTCATCTCCGCCTCGATCTGGGCCATGAGGTCCGCGTTTTTTGCGTTGATGGTGTCGGCGAAGGTGGTCTTCGCCTCGCCGAGCTCCATGGAGTCGTAGCGCTCGAGCAGTACGTTATAAACCGTCTTGATGACCTTCGTGGTCACGTCCTCGATACCCAGAGCCGGAGCCGTGACGTGCACGGTGTCGCACAGATAGACGCGCTGCAGGGCAGCCACTGAGGCGTACTCGGGCGTTTGCCAGAGCTGAGTAAAGTCGATTCTATAATTTATCTTGACCCGCCAGGGCTTCGCGGCGTTGATCTTCTCCTGGGCTGCCGCTGTCAGCTCCGCGACGGTCGGGGCCGCCTCGAAGGCGTCTGACATATCCAGAGTGACCGTTCTGGCCGTCGTCCTGGCGTCGCTGGTGACGACCTGCGTATAGACGCAGGTGCCCGTCTGCGGGTCCTCCCAATAGGCCACCACGCTGTCGTAGCGCGTGCCGCCGCTCTTCTCCTCGGTGAGATCTGTCAGGTTTGATCCGTAGCGGATCCAGACGTCGCGATCCGCGCCGCGGGCGGCGTAGAGCTTGACGTCGAACCAGTCGAATAAATACTCGCCGGACCCGAAGCAGTCCAGTACGCTGCCTCGGGATCCTCCGAGCAGCTCTCG